AAAAATATTTTTGCCACCGCTTTAAGCATGCAGGATGATGTATAGTTGTCATCCCGCCATGCCTAGCACGGCCTACTAACCTGACTATTGAAAGGCATCTATATGATAAGCGTTATCATCTTGACAACAATCAACCAAAAAATAAGGCACCTGAAGTCTGTTAAACTTCAAAGCGCCTTAAAACTAACCAAGGATCGACAATGGAACCACAAATTGCGCCGACCGGATTCGGTGCAAGCATAGTAACTCCGCAGCAATTATACACCAATTACCTGCAAGATCGCGGATTTGACGCTGCAGATATCGCACAACTTGGGCTTGAACTACTTGATAAAGACCAAACACGCGCATTGCTAGGCCACACAGGCGAGTGGAGCATACGCATACCGTACCGCGACGTAGATGGCAAAGACACCGGCTTTGATCGTGTAAGGCTTTTGCAGCCAAGATCAAAGATGAAGTACTCACAGGCTCGATCCAGCGGCAGTCATATCTACTTCCCAGTCAAAACCAATTGGCGCCGAGTCATTACAGATGTAGACATCCCCATCATCATCACAGAAGGCGAGTTTAAAGCATGGGCCATCACCAAAGTGCTGGTTGCTGACACACTGCCATACGCATGTTTAGGTTTGGCGGGTGTTACAAGTTGGACTGACAAGCAAGGTTTACACTTACACAAAGATCTTATGCAGATCATGTGGCGTAAAAAGACTAGCTTTGACTCTAAAAGCAGACAAGTCTACATTGTGTTTGACTATGACGGCGCTAAGCCTGATGGCGAGCCTAATGAGCAAGTTGCATTAGCTGAAACTAAGCTTGCAATCACACTGCGGGGTCTTGGCGCCGAGGTCCACCTTTGCAGAGTAGGGCGCTTTGGGCATGGTGAAGGCAAAAAGTACGCCATTGATGATCACCTACAAGCAAGCAAAACGCTTACTGAGGTGCTCACAGCAACCAGCATCGTTATGAATGGCGTGGATACACTGGATGTGAAGCTACATGAGTTCTCTACAAGGTATGCTATGCTTAATGGCGATGTGATTCGGTTGAACGACGGCCACATCCTGAACTTCAACAAGGCACGCATAGACTCAGCACAGCACATCTTTATACAGACAAGCACTGTGCAAGGCCGCAATGGCGCGCCACCTAAGGTAGTTAGCCGTGAAATACCCCTCATTGAGGAGTACAAGAAGTGGCCTAAGAGGTGCGACATTAAAAAGGTGGGTATCTACCCACAATACCAAGGGTTTCGTATCACTCCAGATGGCTGTTACAACTATTTAAATGCTTGGTCGCACTTTCCTGTGTCAGGTGATGTTACTTTGTATGAAGAGTTTTGTAAGTACTTTTTTAGAGACGAAATTGAGTTTATGGAGTATTGGCATGATTGGGTTGCCAACATAGTCCAATTCCCACACCGGCGAAACAACACAACTCCACAGTTCGTATCTAACAGTGAAGGCATTGGCAAGTCAGCTGTTGCGGAGTTTATAGCCGAGATGTTGGGGCTTGGCGATGGCGCACCTGCAATCATTATAGGCCCTGATGAGTTGTTTGGGTCTTTTAATGGGCTTTTGCGCAATAAGATTTTTGTGGTGGTGAATGAGCCTTCATCAGACCGTGATGACCATAGCGCTAAGCTAAAGAATTTCATCACATCTAAGGAGATTACCATCAACAACAAGTACGGGGCGCAATACTCTATAGAAAATTACATCAACTTTGTCTTTACAACCAATCGTCCATACGTTACAACAATGGGTAACAGTGCACGGCGTGAAGCTATCTACAAACCAGAGACTTTGACCAATGCTGAAACGCAGCCATTGGTTGTGGCGTTGATGAAGTGGGCTCGTGCAGGTGGGTTTGGCGCTGTGCTGAATTGGTATTACAACCGCGACATTGCAAGCTTTGACCCTTTCAAGGCAGCGCCTAGCACTAAACGCAAGGCGCAGGTTGTTAAGCTATCGCAATCGGTTACTCAACAATTTGCCAATGACCTAATTGAGTGGACCAAGACTCACATCAATGGCGTTGCGTTCTTTACTAATCAGCAATTGCAGATCTTATTTAGAGCTTGGCAAGGCGATGAAAGGATGCCATCTGCTAAGTACGTGAAGGCTGCTCTTGCCGGCGTTTCACCTGGCGATGAGGCAGTCGTGTTTATGAAAAAAGATGCAGGAGATGTGACAAAAAATATTACGATGCGAGGCTGGTTTATAGGCTCTACCGCCGATTGGGAGATTTGTAATAAACGCAATGCTGCAAAAGCAACAGCTGATGCAGTAGCAAAAGAGGTGCAAAATATTACAGAATCCTTCTAATCTACACGTTATTACAAAAGCTGATTACACTGTTAAGCGCTCTAAGTTGTTGTTTCTAAACGCTTATTACAATATTACATATATTACTATTTATAAAACTAAAGGAATATTTATATATATATACTCCCCCGTATATAGTTTTCGAGCCCGTTGTAATATTTTTTGTAATACGCCAAAAATGATCATCTTTCCACCAAAATGTGTATAATCTAAGCTATGACTACTGAAAAACGACCTATGGGACGCCCTACAAAGTATGACCCAGCGCTTTGCGATAAGATCGCAGAGATGGGCAAAGAGGGACTTTCACGTTGGCAAATTGGTTCGCGCCTCGGTCTTCACCCTAGTAATATTACAAACTGGGAACAAGTGCATGACGACTTTCGCGACGCCTTGCAGCAAGCGAAGCAGCATGCGATTGAATACTGGGAAACGCTAGCCCAGAATCACATGATTGAGAACCCAGGAGGACCGCGTTTGAACACCGGACTTTGGTCTCGGTCCATGGCTGCTAGGTTTCCCAATGAGTACCGTGAGAACAACAAAGTTGAAGTTGTAGGCAAGAATGACGGCGCAATACAAGTTGACGTCGTGCATGATTTTGCTAAAGACTTAGTCTCTGATCTATTAGCTGCGCGCCAAGCAGATGCTGAGTCCGGAGACAGCTGATCGCCTTGCCAAGCGCATAGCGTCAGGCCCTGACTTAAACAAAGCATCGCCTGAGTGGCAAGCGGCGTTAAAAGCCCGCATTAAGTGGCTGTCAATCGCAAACAAGCATCAAATCACGCCTTCAGGCGATTGGTGGGACATCTGGCTTTTGTTAGCTGGGCGTGGCGCAGGTAAGACTCGGTGCGCGGCTGAATGGACTTGGTGGGAAGCTTGGAGCCAGCCTGGGACTCGATGGCTTGTATCAGCGCCAACCGGTGGCGATGTGCGTGATGTTTGCTTTGAAGGCGACTCAGGTCTGATCTCTGTCATACCCCACATTCTTGTTGCAGACTACATCAAGTCGCTAAACGAGATCAAGCTTGTCAATGGTAGCATAATCAAAGGCATTCCGGCTTTTGAGCCTTCGCGCTTCCGAGGTCCGCAGTTTCATGGCGGGTGGCTTGATGAGTTGGCTGCATGGGACTACCTTGATGATGCTTGGAACATGTTGCAGTTTGGCATGCGACTTGGTAAGCACCCACGGATCATTGCCACCACAACACCTAAGCCAAAGCCCTTGATTGTGGATCTAGTGAACCGAGATGGTGATGATGTATGCTACACCTCAGCATCCACGTACGACAACATCATGAACCTCGCGCCAAGCTTTCAAAAGCAGATTCTGCAGTATGAAGGCACAACACTTGGGCGCCAAGAGATTCACGCTGAGATCATTGACCCAGAAGAAGCCGGCATTGTCAAACGCGACTGGTTCAAGCTTTGGCCTAATGAAAAGCCGTTGCCCCGCTTTGAGTATGTTGTGCAGTCATACGACATTGCCACGTCAGACAAAACTAAGAATGACCCAACTGCGTGTGTAGTGTTTGGCGTCTTCAAACCCTCGCCTGACAAGCCTATGTCTGCGATGATTATTGACTGCTGGGAAGAGCATTTGCAGTACCCTGACCTGCGACCTAAAGTCGTGGAAGAGGCAACCAGTATTTACGGCGATGAGAATGAGTTTGGGTCAGGCAAAAAAGTCGACATGATACTTATTGAAGACAAATCTGCAGGCATTTCACTTATTCAAGATTTGCGCCGTGCAGGTCTCCAAGTCCGAGGATATAATCCGGGCAACGCTGACAAGACAATGCGTCTTAATATCGTTGCACCCATCATCAAACGCGGACTCATATACGTGCCTGAATCAGCAAGCAATCCCGGTGCACCACGAACATGGGTAGAGCCTTTGTTGAACCAGCTTTGCTCGTTTCCTGAGGTCAGGCACGACGACCTTGTGGATGCTACCTCACAGGCTTTGCGTCTACTACGGGATCAAGGGTTCTTGAACATCGATCCGGTGTACAATGATAACGACTCATATGACGAAGACCGCAGCCCACGTATTAACCCTTACGCGCAATAACTATGGACTATGATGAAACATTAGCTCGCATGCGTGCTGAGATGATGCTGCAAGGTCGGCAGCCTCAAGTTTATGACGATGGGGCAAGTCAGTTAAGCCAAGACCCTAATATGTTGCAGGTTGGACTTTTTGGCAAGCGCCCACCAGTCGTGCCCCCGCCTGTTGTAGCGGAGCCTCCCATCAACTTGGCAAGGCGCTCAATACTTGGCTTGCGCCCCACGTCAAATGAAAACTTGCCTGCAGTGCGCCCACAAGATATTCCACCTCCAGCGGCAGCGCCTGTGCCTATTACACAAGCGCCTACGCCAGACTTAGGAAGTTTTGACCCTGGTAAAGGTAGCTATGACGCGCCTTCTGCATTAGGTGCTTTGGTCAGCAAAGCTGCGGCAACGCCTATGTCACGTCGTGAAGTTTTGCAACGTGCTGGACAAGCTGCACTTAATCATGCGCTTCCTACACCTAAGATTGCTGATGTTGCGCCTGAAATTGCTGCGCCTTTAACGCAAATGGCAAAAGTCGCAGAGCCCGTTGTCATTGGCGCAGATGCAGCCGCAAAAATTGCAGCCTACGCATCTACGATTTGGAAGAATAGTGACAACGCTAAAAAAGCGTATGAGGCGTCTACAGGTCAAAGCATTGGTGATGAATGGGATGATCCAGAGAATGTGCCGCATTCACAGCTTTGGGCTTCAGTAGAAGAAGGCAACAACTACACTGATGCTGCTAAAGCCGTAGGCCTTGATGCTGAGACTGTTGCTGCGCAAACAAAACTTCCACTTGCAACTGTGAAAGAGCTTATTGGCGATGGCAGCAAATTGCTTGGTGAAGTTGCCGGAGTTTCTAATACGCGCAATTCACTGGAAGACATTATGGAAGATGGGCGATCCAAAGAAGCTGCTCGCACAACTTCGTATCTTGACATTTGGGACAACGACAAGTTTTTAGATAAAGCTGCTAAAAAGGCTGTCAAGGAAGAAGGCAAAGATGCCGACGACATGGACGTGTATAATAACTTTATAAATCAAGTTGTTGATCGCTTTCGCGAAATGGAACGTGGACATTCAGAATACAACAGCAAAAGTGGACATACTGAGTATAAAAAACAAGAAAACACACTCTCAAATGAATTGCATAAGCATCTTATAGACAACAATATCCTTGACGATATTTGGGGTCGTGCAAGTGAACAGTTTGAACCTGACTTTAATGACGTCTTGGAGCGAATGTCAAAGCATGGGTGGACTGGCCCTGTTGACAACAAATAGTTATGGCACTACCTAATCTTGGCGACTTTGACCCTGGGCAAGGGGACAGTTGGGACAGCTCGCCGTTGGATGCAATACGCCAACAAGCACGTACAGGCGTGCAAGCAGGTTCTGATGTAGCACGCGTCATCATTGGCGGGCCTTTATCACTAATTGGCGGGGCTGCGCAAACTTTAGGGCAGGGTATAAACGCAGGGCCCGGATACTTATACCGCAAGTACGTTGAGAATGACCCTGCAGCCGCTGAAGCATATCGCAAAAAGCGCATGCCTGATGTTGAAGAAAACATTGCCAATCTGTACAAACTAATTGGGGAGCCTGAAACTGAACAAGGCAAAAAGTTTGCATACGAAACATTGCCTGATGTTATGTCTGCAACAGGTCTTGACAAGCTGCCCTTTCCATTTCCTGAAGCAATGGAATTACCGCGCAGAGGCTTCACGCCTAATGACTTGCGTGCCGTGGCAGGCAAAGTTAAGAACTTTGGCAAGCAAGTCAGAGAAATACCTGCAGACTTTGCCAATGCAAAGTCAGGCATTACACGTGTAGACCCAATCACGGGCAAACCTACGCTAGGCACCACGCTACAAAGCATAGCGCCTGGGGCAGACACAATATTCGATTATGGCCCATTGCCCGGGTCACGTGCAGCGCAAGTGGGGGCTATTCGTCCTACAGGCACGCAAATTGCTCGAGGCAAGAATCCACTTACAGGCAATTTGGCTACGCCTAAGCAAATTGAGTCCGCAGATCTAGATGCAATTGACAAGCTACAACTTGCGCCTGAGCATACCATTGACACAACGCAAATGAGCCGCTCGGTGTTAGGTGACTACGTTGACCGCTATTTACAAGGCAACGAGCTGCACTCTGCATTGCAAAACTACATCGATGGTAGGCTTGCTGTCGAGTACCCCGACGCGCCGTCAAAGCGTAATGCGCTATTTGCATTTGAGTCTCTTCACGGAGGCCGTTCATCACAAAGCTACGCAGATGCCAAAGCAGAAATGATTGACGACTTTACCAAAACGCCTGAAGCGCAGCAACTTGCGCAGGCGCAAGGCATGTTTTTACCTACAGTTGAAGACTACTTTAATCGGCATGACGCTGCTATGAAGTGGGTGTCTAATAACTTGTCTAACTACGCATCTAAGTTTGTCGGTACTGCAAATGACCCGCTTCTAAAAGCCGCGTCTGAGGGCTATACGTTTTTGCCTGCAAATGAAGTACGCCAACTTGGAAACACGGCGCAGTCTCTTGCTGAGTCTAACCGCGTTAAAGCAGGAATGCCTGAGTCTGTTTTGCAAAATGCCATTGACGCCAAGCAAGCAGAGCTTAATAAAGCTACTCAGGATTTAACTACATTTGCTGAGTCTAACGCTGGCAATCTTGAAGCAACAAACACTGTTACACGTGCGCAAGAAAAGCGCAAGAAAATTGCGCAAGAGCTTGAAAACTTAAAGCTTGGCGCCGCGTATGAAAATCTTGCCGACGCAAGCGTAGTGCCTGACACAAAAGAAAAGTTTTTAGAGCGACTTAACTATAACGAAAAACAGTTTTACCCTGACGTAACGCACTCTAACGTGCCTAACGACGCAACTGTATACCGCTCAACAGGTGAGTTAAATGACACAGGCTTGCGAGACATTGCAAGGTCTGTCTACAACGATGTTATGCAGGGAAGAATAAGCCCTGACAACCTTAGCGCCAAATTGCCTGTTGACAAGTACGTGCGCCAAAAATCTATGGCTCGCATGCAAGAAGAAGCAAAGGCCGCTGCAGCAAGAGCGTCGTACGTGAATGACGCAAGCAAAGCAATTGCTGCGCGCAACGCAGCAGACCCTGCAGGCCAAGTCATTGGCAATACGCTGGTGCTTGAAACAAATGAGAATACGCCATATGATATTGCTGTGCAACGTGCAAGTGACGCCACAGCCGTGTTGGACCATTGCGTTGGGCAAGGCGGGCAAGATATAACGTATACAAAAGAGAAGCATCCGTTCACAGGTAACAAAGCAAGGTATGAGCCTTTGCGCAGCCCAATCACAGGCGAGAAAAACCCAAACAGCGCGCGTACAGAATCTGGATACGTTGACACTGTGTTGGCTGGCAATGGCGTGCTGGCGCATATCAACGACGCTGAAACCAAGTTGCCTATTGCAACGCTGCAGTTGAATAAAGGTAGACGTGGCTACGACCTTGGCTACGTGTCTGGGCCTACAACGTCACGCAATGAGACCAATGGACCTATTGCGCAGCAGTATCATCAAGCTATTGCAGACTACCTAAACAAGCGTGGCGACATTACAAGTAGCGGTAGCAAATTATTAGAAAACGCAAACATCCTTGATTTGCGTGAAGACAGAGAAGCTGCGCGTATTCTTGGTGTATCGCTAGTTCGCGATATTTCTGCCGCGCACCCAAATCTTCCGCGGTTTATGACCAAAGAGGCACTAAAAGAATACAAAGCAGTCGTTGCAGCGCAGCAAGCAGCACCGCAGTTGCCTACTGCACTTAGCACTGATACACTGCAATCATTGCAAGAAGCACGTGATGCCGCTCTCCGTGATTTGCAGAATATACGTAATACGCATGACGAAACACAAGACGCACTAGCCCGTATAAATGACATTGACGCACGTATAGCCCGCGCAGGGGCAGACCGGCGTCTTGCCACTAACTATTCAACGCCATCTGACTATACGTTCAATGACTTTGCAGGCGTGTATGGCGATAACTTGTCTGACAATGAAAGACGTGCAGGTCAAGCCGCAGTTGACTACATTCACCATTACTTTGATGAGCAGGCTTTACAAGACAATAGACTATACGCAAGTCAGCAAGTTGGTAGCCCTGCACTAGATGAGGTGCGGTATTCTGGCGAGGCGCTACGTGTACTTGCAGGCTTGTCGGACGTTACACAAAACGCTGTTAGAGAATACTTTAGAGACTTGCCTGCAAATGACCATGCAACAATGCCTCGCGTTTTGTCACGCATGTCTGATGAAGAACTATACAGCCAGCTTAGTAACGCTGATCGCGCACGTGTGCCTGAAGTTGTAAGTCTAATGGGGCAGCACTTTGATCGCAATAGACAGCATTATCCAACTGTTTTGGCGTTTGTAGATGAGATGCGGCATGATCGGCCGTTGGCAATGCCTACGCAAGAGCCTTACGACGCAGCTATACTTGAATCAGCGTTGCGGCAACTTGCACATGAGCGCATGGCTGGCCCACGAGCTGCGCAAGCACATGCAGCACTTGCAGCCATACCTGATATACTGCCTGATATACTTGTAGATGATTGGGAAGTAGACCCACAGCATGGCGCTAATCAGTTTGCAGGCTCTGCCATTGTAGCAGCAAACTATACTGATTTACAACAGAACGTAACACCTGCGCAACAGCATTTGGTTAATGACGCTGCAAGGCGTATTTTAGAACAAACGCAAATTCATGGCATTGACAACCCTGTAGAAGTCACTAACATGATTCGCAATGGGCATAACATTTTTGGTGGCGCCACGTTGCCGTTGGATACGTTTACACTAAACATGCTTGAGTTGCTTGCACGTGATGTGAGCGATGGCATGACAGCACGCAACAACGCCTTAGGGCGTCCTGCGCAATAGCCTGCAGAGCTACTTAAAGGTTATGAATAAGGAACACTATGGCTATTGAAATGCCCATCCCCCAAGACTACAATCGCTTTATTGATGGCATTGCTAATGAGCCTGAGGCGCATGAAGCTGAGATTGATCTTTTTGACCAGTCTGACTCCGACGTTGAAGAGCTAGAAGATGGGTCTGCAATTGTTCGCATGCCTGATCTTAAAGGGCCTGATGATGACCCTGACTTTTACGAAAACTTGGCAGACACGCTTGACAGCCTTATGCTTAATGACCTTGCAATCAAGTATCTTGACTTGATTGAGAAAGATAAAGAAGCTCGCGAAGGTCGTGACAAGCAGTATGAAGATGGCTTACGTCGCACGGGTCTTGGCGCTGACGCGCCCGGCGGTGCGCAGTTTCTTGGCGCATCTAAAGTGGTCCATCCGGTCATGGCCGAGGCGTGCGTGGACTTCGCCGCACGTGCCATTAAAGAACTATTTCCTGCTGACGGACCTGTCAAAACCAAGATCATGGGTGACACGGAGGAAGGCAAGATAGATCGCGCAGAGCGCAAGCGCGATTACATGAACTGGCAGTTAACTGAGCAAATCGAAGAGTACCGCGATGAGCAAGAACAAATGCTTACGCAACTGCCATTAGGCGGTTCGCAGTACATGAAAATGTGGTATGACGAGCAACTGCGCAGACCTCGCGCTGAGTTTATTCCCATTGACAACATTTACTTGCCGTTTGCTGCAGGCAATTTCTACACTGCAAGTCGCATGACTGAGGTGCAAGACATTACGCAAGAAGAGTACGACATGCGTGTTGACTCTGGACTATACATTGACACTGCAATATTTAAAACGTCAATGGCGCCGGATGAGACTAAGTCAGAAAAAGCAAATGACAAAATTGAAGGGCGCAAACAAAAAGCTGAAAACATTGACGGCGTGCGACGCGTGTTTCACATTTGCCTTTGGCTTACTTTAGAAGATGACAAGTTTAGTAATGGCGAGCGTGCGCCATACATTCTTATGATTGACGAGACTTCACGTGAAGCAGTGGGCTTGTATCGTAATTGGGAAAATGGCGATGAAGCATGCGCAAAACTTGATTGGATTATTGAGTTTAAGTTTATCCCATGGCGGGGCGCGTACGCTATTGGTTTGCCGCATCTCATTGGTGGGCTTTCAGCTGCACTTACTGGCGCGTTACGTGCGCTGCTTGACTCAGCGCATATTAACAATGCGCCTACAATGCTTAAGCTTAAAGGCGCCAAAGTTTCTGGGC